AGGAAAACAAGCTGGGAGAGGGTGCGGTTCGCGTCGTTGGTTTCCAGTATCATCGTTATCTGGTATTTCGGATACTGGCCCTGCGGTGCCGACTCGGCCGGTGGCATATCGAACATATCCTTCTTCCTGGGGGTCGCTTCGGGTTGTGGTGCGACTTTTACCGGCTCTGGCTGTACTGGTGCGGGGACCGCCGCTTTCTTCTGCTGTGCCTCAAATTCGGCGCGATCGCGGGCAACCTGCTTTGCTTCGATAATTACTTTCGCGCGCGCCGGTGCATTTTCGAAATGGTTTTTAACCAGGTCGTTCGCTTCCATTTCGGAAACAACTTCGTTCGCGCAACGAAACACACGCATGGTTTCCGCTTTCAGAAAATCGAACCGGCGGGAGTAAGCCTTTTCCGCTTCGATGATTTTGTCCGCTTCGGCGTTTAGCGCGGTTGCGATATTGTCAAAGGATGATTTCCCTTTTATCGCCGCCGTAAGAAGCGGCACAATCTGCACGTCGCTGTGGTGCGGCAGTTCGCTTACAGCCGCATGCGCTCGTTCTGCGGAATACCGGAGCAGCTCACCCTTCCGTATCTCCTTCCGTGTCGTAAGCGCACGGTTAAATTCAAGCCGCTTCTTTCGCGTTGCCTCAATCATTCCGTCAACTTCTTTGAGCGCGGACAACACGTCGCCGCTCATTGCCGCTTCCTTAATCGCTTCGAACCGCTCTTCTACTTTGGCGCAGTCCTTTATAAATCTGTCGGCCTGCGCAAAATCAGCGTCCGTTTCCATCTTCGTTGCGTCAAACTGGTTCAGCCAATTAGTCCAGTTCTCGCGCACGGCAGGCAGCGTGTTTTTTTTAATCGCGCCGGTTATTACCAGCTCGATGGATTTAGGCTCAAACTTCGTTATAGCGGTCATGCTGTTGCCTCCCACAATTTGCCCTTCATAGCCTGCTGTAAGCCCAGCGCACTTACAAAACCGTCCCAGGCGTTAACAAGCACAACCTGCGCGGCTTCAAAATCGCCTGGCTCGTCTTTACCGAAGCGCACCACAATGGCGCGCTCAATTTTCACACCGTAGGTTTCGTAAAAGGCCTGCGCGTAAGCCGCGACCTGCAACGGATATTCTTCACGCAATTTGTTGCTGGTTTTCCAATCAAGCAGAACATACTTTCCATCGCGGTCTACGGCGACCGAGTCCAACCGGCCACCATAGCCATGTTGCTCAGATACTACAGCCGTATCGCCCATAACGATATCCAGTCCCGCGCCTTTAAGCCACGTCAGAAAGTTCTGAAATCCTGGCGTAGTTTCCGCGTCTAGTTCGGGGACGTTGCCCGCGATATAAGCATCAATCGCGGCGTGTATGCGCGTGCCCAAATCGGCGGCCGCGTCTTTAATCTTGTCCGGCTGTCTGTCAGCACGGGCAAGGATTTCGTTAAGGCTGTAGGATGTTAGTTGGTTCCCCTTTTCTAGTTCGGAAATAATTTCACGCTCGGCCAACTTCAAGGCTTCCCTGCGCGCCCATATAATGAGCGCGTTTGTCTTGCCGCCACCGACGATGTTTAACACGCCGGTTACGGATGGATACTCGTTTCCGTTTGCCGTATACAAATGCCCACGGCGGTAATCGCGGCAGGTTACTTCAAACTTCGGTTGCGGTATTGTCTGTATGTTTTTCATTGCTTCCCCCTAAAACGGTGCGTCTTCGTCTTCCGCCGGCATCTCGGCTTTAACGTCCGGATCGGCGTAGAGCATTTCGCTTATTTTATTTTTCGGATACTTGGACCCGGCGGGGGTTTCAAGCGTAAGCTTCGCGCGGCATACGCGGCCCACCAAGTCGCCGGGCTTGAAGTTAACAAGCTTGCCGTCCTTGATTACTGCCCCAAGCGTTTTAAGGCTATGGACTATAATGTTGTGGCCGGGCATGTCTTTCGGGATAAACGTCAGCGTGTTATAAACCCAGAGCTTGCCGCCCTGCCCGTTAATCCCGAGACGGACGTTAAGTTGCGGGTGTCCGCTTTTGCTACACCGCCACGGTTCCCCCAGCTTCGGGTGAATATTTTTTTCATCAGACAAAATATCCCACACTGTCAGGTTATACTCTCCGGGGGGGACGGTGAATTTTCCACCGCCCGAATCAGAACTTTCATCACAATCAAAAACAAATTCTTCCATCATGGTATTTCTCCTTTTATGCTGTTGCGGCTTCTTTCTCGGCCGCTTCTTTGAAGCCGATCATCTCATACGAGATACCGGCGGTGGTCTGCTTCTCCTGATAGGTAATGCTGATTCTTTTGCCTACCAGTTTTTTTGCGTTGTTCGCGGCTAGGGCGGCGAAGGTTGTAAACCATCGTTCGTCGGAAGCAAGCTTAAGACCGTGCTTAACGCCGTCTGCTGTCGTCTTCGCTTTGACTTGCGTAAGTTCTCCCTCAACCTTGTTATTTGTCGCGGCTTCTTTCGCCGGTGCAGGTTGCGGAGCGGGAGTCGCCGGTTGCGTCTGGGTTTGCTGGGCGGCGGGAGCCTGGGCCACAGACGCGGGCGTTATAGGCTCTATGCCCTGTTCCAGCCAAGCTAAAAGTTTCTTGCCGGTATCCTGGGTGATTTTAAAATACAGCCCGTCGAACAGAGACGTGCGGTCTTTTGTGGCGTGTGCGTTGTGCTCCACGTCCATGTCAAAGCAGACGGTGAACTCATACTCCATACCCTCGCGCTGGACGGGCGCCATGCCAACTTTCTTCGGCGCCATTTTCCCCTTATCGTCTTTTTCAAGCACGTATTCCTGCTTGCTCCGCATCGTGGCGATGATGTGGCAAGGGCTTTGCAACATCGCCTCCACAAGCGCGTTATGGTCCGGCGTGACTTTGCGCCACGCGGCGAAACCGTTACCGCCGCCGTCGGCAATCTTGCCCTGCTTATCCAGCAAGCCGCCTTCTCCGGCCCATGCGTGTGACAGGCTGTCAACGATGATTACGCTGTATCCGGCCTGTTCGAACGCTTTGATTGCTTCTCGGTACTTTGCGGCGGTATAGGGTGCTGTGATCGGGATGATGTCGTAGTCGCCCAGGTGGGCGTACAAATCGCCGCTTCCGCTTTCGGTGTCTATAAGCCCTATCTTGCCGCCCAGGCCCATAGCCAACAGAAGCGATGAGTATGTCTTCCCTGCGCCGCTCGGCGCTGCTATGCCGAGGCGAAGCTTTGCTTTCTGCCTTACTGCTTTACGTATCTGCATTTTGGTTCTCCTTGCTTATTTATTTAGATTCCTTCAAATCTTTAGCGCGGGCCTGTCGGGATATCCAGTGCCTATGATAACCGGCCTATCGTGGGGCATTGCCGCCGCGCTTCCCGGTTACGCCGGGTCGTTAATCCTTCCACGTCGAGCCTCGCTTCGTCTGTTTTTGGGTCGCGAAGCCCGCCGCCGAGGGACTACTCGGAAATTTCCCAGTCCTCAGCCAGAATGTCGGCCTGAGAAGCCACCCACGGGACAACATGTCCATCGACTGTCTTTATGTCGATATGGGGGCGGTATTCTATTTCCGTGCCTTCTGGGTATATCCCAAGTAGCGGAGGGCGATTTACCTTGAAAGTAGATCCGGGCACGAGAAACAGAAACATGCCTTTTCCGTTCCACCCTCTGCGGGAAACCTTTCCGCCATTTTTAAGAACCGCAACTGACTGTCCGAAGTCCATAAGTTTTTCCATGCTATTCTCCTTTTAATTCCGTCTGATAGACGGGGTTAACTTCATCCATCCACGGGGGGCGCGCAGTTTTGGGGAGGAGGTGAGGGTTGCGCGCCCCGCGTCGAGGGACTAAGCCTCGTCCGGCTCGTCGTCTCGGTCTTTCGATAAAAGCTGGTCCTGTGCCGCTTCTGTCACCGAATCCATCAAGTCTTCGGAAACCGGAACCCGATTTTTCCCTTCAACAAAATATGCTTCGTCAATCTCAATCGCGGGAGAGAAAGAACCGTGGAGTTCTACGGGCATGCCGTGCCAGAGGATGGTGGAGGTCATAATTTTGTCCTCCCCTGTTTCCGTTGCCGATTCGCGATAAGCGGAATATCGCTAAAATTTCGTACCATACGATTTTCAAGATAGCGCTCCAAGTCTTTTCTCCGATACCGAGTTCGTCCAGATTCATTTTTGAAATACGGTATCTTGCCCGGGACAGTATCACGCCAAAGCTCGGTTTTACTCATGCTCAAATAGACGCATGCTTCGGTGGGAGTAAAAACTTCCGGCTGTATTGTTTTCATCATATTGTCCCCGCCGATTCCCTTGCCAGTGCTACAAATCGGGCAACCGCTTTATGTAGGTACATGGCCTCTCGCTCAATCTTGACGAACTCGTCAGGCGTAACACGTCCGTCCAGCAGGGCATCTGCCGCGGCCTGGATAAAGTCGCTCGATTCCTTTACGGCCTTGATCAGCTCATTTTTATTTGTGGTCGGCTTTCCTAAATCCTTAACAGGAAGGTAGATACCATCACAACGCCTGCACAGCGCGTCAATGTGCCGCGTGTCCCCGGTAATGCTGTAAATCTGGTCCATGCGGGCCAAGGGTACCGATTCTCCGGCCTCAGCAAGGCTGTGCAGATAGCTAAGGCTCATGCCCGCCTGGCGCGCTATTTCCTTAGGGGCCTGTCCCGCTGGGTTTCCGTCCAGTATCTGGCTGATCGCTAAATTAATTCTTTCCATATTCGCTCCGGGTTGAAAAATTACTGTTCCCTTCAACTTGTCTAAAAGTGGCCAGAACTGCTAAAGTATTCCTATATAAATGAAGCGTCGCACAGGCAGACCCGTTCAAGATAGGCCTGTGCGACAATGAGCAACGGCGAGAACCGAGCTCCGTATTATTAGATAGGTTTAGTGAACGGGTCATATTTTTATCCGGCTTTTGCCGGGGTGCTGCGCCCGCGAACGGCTACGGGGGTATTTGTTGCTACATACTGGTATTTTAGGGTATGTTTGGGTAACCTGTCAAGGTTTATTTATTTTACCGTCGAGGATTTTTATGTCTGGATTTGTGGAACTATTGAAGAAATGGAATGGCGGGCGCATGGAAAATGCGCAGAAAAACTTTGCTGCCAAGACTGGTATAGCGGCCGCGATGATATCCCAATATGCAAGTGGAGTTAAAAATCCATCCGATGACAACAAGAGGAAAATAGCCAAAGCATTGCGATTGTCCCTGGAAGAAGTTGATAGTGTTTTTGAGCAGACCAAGGCGGTTGGACAGACGTCAAAGAAGGGGATACCGTTGCCTGAATACCGCTTCGAGGTGCAATACATTCCTATTTATGGGACATCTTCGGCTACGCGAGAAAAATTTATTTTGCATGAAACAGAAGAAGCCTTCTTGCCGGTGCGAAAAGGCTCTCCGAACGATTTCGCCGTCCGTGTTGAAGGAGACTGCATGGCAGATCCAGACGATCCGCAGAACAGCATATACCACGGTGACTATATAGTAGTGCGCCCCGAAGTTGATATCAAGAACGGAGACATAGTATTAGCCCGAATAGACGGAGAATACTCAACAATAAAACGGATTTACGACGACAAAGAAAACACCATTGATTTGGTCCCTGATAATCCAGATTGCTCAATATTACGTCCACAGCGAACAAGTGTTTCAATTGTAGGCAAAGTCGTACAGGTTATTCGTTCAATCAAAAGCAAAACAAGACGCAGAGATTAATACATAGGGGGGGGGACACGATGTTAAACGAAAAACGGTACTATCATTTTACCGAGCCGGCACGCCTGGACAAGGCAATCAACACGTTAGATGGTATTCTCCGTGGAATTACCGCAGATTGCGCAATTAATGAGCGCGAACTTGGTTTTTTAAAAGACTGGGTTTATAGTTATGCAGACCTTCATCATAAGCACCCATTTACCGAAATACTCCCCGCTGTTAACAATGCCCTCCATAACGGCATTATCACCGAAGACGAACATTTAGATATTCTATGGCTCTGCCAACAGTACAAAAAAGAAGGGCGGTATTATGACGCTATTACTGCGGATATGCAACGACTTCACGGAATCTTGCGCGGAATAGCCGCCGACAAAAAGATCAACGAAAAAGAACTGAAAGATTTGGAAGCCTGGACCGATGAGCGGGATTACCTGAAAACATGCTGGCCGTATGACGAGATTCAAAGTCTGATAGCGCAGGTAATGGCTGACGGGAAAATAGACGGCCAAGAGCATCAGCTGCTGCTGACATTTTTTGAAAGTTTTTCAGGCACGCCAAGTAAGCCGGCAGATCACAGCGCGAACAATACTCTTATTGCCGGATTTTGTGCCGTATCGCCAGACATATCTTTCAAAGGGAAATTGTTTTGTTTTACCGGGGGATCTTCAAAGGCACCGCGAAGTGAGATTGCACGCGAGATAGAAAGCCGTGGTGGTATATATAAGGACCATCTCGTCATGGACACCAATTATCTGATTATTGGAGGCAATGGGAACCCATGTTGGGCTTATGCATGCTACGGGCGAAAAGTTGAAACTGCTGCCCGCTTTCGTCAAAAAGGCGCAAGGATTTGCATCGTTCACGAAAACGATTTCTGGGACGCACTATCTTAACCCGTCAATAACGAATCAATACCGGAGCCTACCGTAAAGGCAGAGCAATAACGTTTTGGCAAAAATCGGCATATATAAACAACCATATATGAAAGCGATAAGGAATGTGCGGGAGAATAAAAAGCATAAACGCTGGAGCAAATCTATTATGAAAAAATATATATTATGGCCGGTTGGTTTCGTGTTATTAGTTTATTTTGTGACCTTTATTGTCTTTGCGATTATCCCACTTAAACAAGTACCCGCTAAGGAGGTCCACCTAGCAAACGATGCCGTAAGGCTTAGCACGTTTACTTACAGTAATTGCGCGCCAAATAGAAATTCATATTGTGACCTATATAAAGCACAGAATGATCTCGCAATCACACAAAGCTTGATGGAAGTTAAAAAATCATACGCGGATGCTGCTGTTAGTCGTGTTACTGTGAATATGAATTATATAACACTTGTGTTGCAGCTCATCCTGTTTATTTTAGTACTGTTTGGCTTTTGGGGAATGCATGAAATTGCCGATATGGGCAAAAAGCTAAAAAAGGATACGGACAAAATACAATCAGACGTCGCAGAACATACGAAATTATTTGATGATAGATTTCAATTCCATCTGGAGAAAATGAATCAGTTATTACTTGCGAGTATTCAAAATGCAAAAAATGATAACTCTGTTTTGGCAGAACGAGTAGCCGATCTGCATAAGTTTATTGATGCACGGATCGACATAGAGTGTATAAAGAGAGAATTAGAAGAGAAAAAAAATTTTAATAAGAACGATCGCAGTGACAGTGTCGTTCTAGATAGTACAACCGACGAAGATAGTGAAGATGATTCTACCAATAAAACTACTGATTTCTAGAGGTGTTTATGTCTTTTTATACAATCCCCGTTATTGAAGTGAAGCAGTTAGATAAAGAACCTTTGTATCTGGCCGCGGTACAATTCAAAATATTAAGACAAATTATGCGATTTACTGCTCGTCAAGAGAGTTCCGATAATCCGATAGAAGAAGTTGTGCATAGCAAA